TATATTCAGACACAACTTGACACAACACCAGTAGAAGGATTGCTTTCAGAAGTAGCTGCATTACTTTCAGATGTAGCCGCATTAGTTTCGCTTGTACTTGCATTACTTTCAGATGTAGCTGCATTAGTTGCACTTGTAGCTGCACTTGAAGCACTTGTAACTGCCTCTGAAGCTTTAGTGGTAGCCGTGGAAGCACTTGAACTAGCGCTAGTTGCACTACTTGCTGCTTGAGTTGCGCTTGTTGCTGCCTCAGACGCTTTAGTTGTAGCTGTTGATGCAGAACCAGAGGCTGAAGTAGCACTGCTTGCCGCATTGGTAGCACTAGTTGAAGCTGCCGCAGCAGAACTAGCTGCATTTGTTTCTGATGTTCCTGCGTTTGTTTCTGATGTCGCAGCATTAGTTTCAGAAGTAGCTGCTGCTGTTTCTGAATTAGATGCGTTGGTAGCTGATGTACTAGCTTCAGAAGCTTTAGTCGTAGCTGTTGTTGCTGAATTAGATGCGGATGTTTCACTAGCTGCAGCATTAGTCTCAGCCGTCTCTGCGTTGGTTTCTGCTAACTCTGCAGCCGTTTGAGCAGTAGATGCTGATGTAGCACTTGCAGCTGCATTGGTTGCACTGGTTGCTGCTTCAGATGCTTTAGTAGTTGCTGTAGATGCAGACGTGGAAGCTGAAGTTGCAGATGATGCAGCGTTGGTTTCAGAAGTACCTGCGTTAGTTTCACTTGTAGCAGCATTAGTTTCACTAGTAGCTGCATTTGTAGCAGATGTTGAGGCTTCTGAAGCTTTTGTAGTTGCTGTTGTTGCTGAAGTAGAAGCAGAAGTGGCACTAGTAGAGGCAGCAGTGGCACTAGTAGATGCATTTGCTTCTGCTGTTTCTGCATTAGTTTCAGCTAACTCAGCTGCTGTCTGCGCTGTCTCAGCGGCAGTCTGTGCTGTCTGAGCATTTGTTTCTGCTGTTTCTGCATTTGTTTCGGCTGTCTCAGCGTTAGTCTCTGCTGTCTCCGCTGCTGCCTGAGCTGCTTGTGCAGCATCTCTGGCTGCTTCTGCATCTGTTAAAGATGTTCCAATTGATGCTAAATCTGCTGCTGCACTAGTTGCGCTGGTTGCCGCATTAGTAGCACTAGTACTAGCGTTAGTAGCACTTGTAGCTGCACTTGTAGCACTTCCTGCTGCATTAGTTTCACTAGCTTTTGCAGCATCGGCTGAGGCCTTAGCCGCTAGAGCATTTTCGGTTATTGAAGAATCAATTCCTGAAAGAATAGTTTCATCACCCGTAGAAAATAAACCCCCTGCTTGTGGATCATCAGTTGCCCCTGCTTGATCTGTTTCAGGATTTGCTGCAATAATAGTATCTTCGGTAGATGTTGCTGGACTCATATCAAACCACTCCCTGTATAATTTACTTGAACATTACCACCAGATGAATTTCTTCTACTATCTTCTTTATTTAATTCTTCTATTTCTTGTTGATATAAACCAAGGTATTTAGCTGCTTGATCATCATCTTGAAGGTATGCATAACTTTCAGCTAATGCCCCCATCAAAAGTATTCTTTCATTTTGATCACGTAACCAATTAGCCGCTTCTTTTCCCCAATAATATTTTGTAGTTGTTCCAGCACTTTGTGTATCTGCTAGTTGTGCCTCTGATAAAGTTGCGTATGCTGTGTTACTTCCTGTTACAAAAAATAATGCAGTTGCAGTTTGTCTGGTAGATCCTAAAATAGTTTCTACATCACCTTGGGCTTTTTCCGTTAGTAGACCTACTGTATAGTTTGTTGGAGTAACATTATAAACTGCATCTAAATCAGCTAATCTTCCATAATAAACTATTTCTATTTTAGTGGGTGAACCTAAACTTGCTTCTGTAAAAGCCGGTGATAAACTAATTATATTATTATTAGACCTAGTCCAATAAGCTGTAGCATTATAGCGAGTTGAAAACGGATCATTAAATGTCCTTATATCTTGCTTTTCATTAAATACACGAGTTGTTACACCGTTAGCATCTTTTTCTCTTATTTGTATAAATTCAATAAGATCTGCTGGTATTGTTAATTCTGTTTTACTATCAGCATATCCATTGCCTGCAGTTGTAGCGGCACTTAATGCTGCAGAAGAATAAGAAACTGTTTTTTCTAGCGCACTAATTCTTAGCTTTCGATAAGCCTTATCTGCTGCATAATTTAAACTATCTTGAATAATGCTATTAGGTAATGCAGACGTATCCCTATTTGACCAATCTCTCAGATAACAAAATTTTCTTTAATTGTTTTATATTATTAGAATCCCGCATAAAGGCCGGGTCATGAAGATCTAATTTGTGATCTTGTAATATTTTTATAGCAACAATATCGGGAATGGTAGCCATTTTACGGTATCCACTTTTATTTAATCCATAATATGCTTGCTTATCTTTATCAATTTTTGCTTGATCTTTATACTGCGAAATATCTTGGTTAGCCTGCCATTGACCTGTTTGTAAATCAAAGCCTGCGTTAATTCCGTTTTTGCTACCTACTGTAGCACTATGGAATTTAAAATCTGTCTCTTTACTCATAATGTCCTCATTCTTATTTAGGGTGCATTTGTGTATGCAACAAACCTACCTGACTTACCAATATAGCCAAGCCTTGCGCCAGTTGCACCAACAGCAGTAGGGGCTGCGTTTGTTGCAATAGTAGGAGAGCCGATTGTAAGATGTGTAATCTTATAGCCACCATCCGCATCATCTGCAGTTCTCCATACGCATGTCTCTGCGGGGTAAACGTTCCCGTTGTCTAGTTTAATAACTAACATTGTTATGAGCTGGTAAACAACCTGATACCATACCGCCTTTAGCGTAATAGCTAGATACGTTTCCACCCATTGCTTTATATTTAATATCTTGTCCAGTTTTATCAGCATACTTTTTAGCAGCCATCATTCCAAACTTATTGTATTTAAATTCTTTATCACCAACTTTAGGCATATTTTATCTCCACTATAAAAAAGGGGGAATCGTTAAACTCCCCCTAAATTAAACTTACGCTAGTCCGTAAATAGCTCCACAACCAAGTGGGTTACGTACTTCTAGTGTAGCCTCTTCAACCATCATTCCTTTGGTTGAGTCGCCTTGCTGACCTACATCTACTTCCTGCATAGGACGTAGTGTTGCCCAGTTGAACCACATTGGATCATATACTAAAGCTGCAAAGTTTGCAACGTCAGTAGTTGCTGCAAGATCTGCAGGAGTACCGTTTGAGTTTTGGAACTGAACATTATTTGTAAGACCCATAATATAGTTAGGGACAACCATTAAGTCACCAAAATCAGACATGTATACATCTACAGACTGGCGCAGTTTCCCTGAATCATCAATATTACGTGTAACATTTGTATCACTGATCATTAGATCTGAGAAATCTCTACGTAGCTTTGGTGATACCATAACGCTAGTAGCTTTACCACCTTGCTCGTAAATCTTTTGCATAACAGCATCAATATCTGTTAATGCTAAAGCTCCAGTGTTAGGTGCAGCAGTTGTTGTCAAAGACGAACGAAGTACTTGAGTACCATCAGCTGCTGTTGCAGGTGCTGCCCATTCACCATTAAACTCACAAGTGGTAGCTGAGTTAATGAAAGACTGAAATCCACCAGCTGCCCGTGAGCTGGAATCTTGTGCAGCTACTGCGCCTGATGTATTGTAAGAATGCACAACATCAAACTCAACGTCTCTACGTAGCTCTGTGCCACGCTTTTTAAGTTGGTATGCGTATTCATCAGCAATGCCCGCTTGATCAACTGCGCGACGAGTTCCTGATACAGCAATTGTTTTACCATTAATTTGTGTATAGTTACCCAAACGTGTGCGGTTTGGACCAGATACAGCAAACTTATTACCAACAGCAGGAGTGCCTGTTCCGCCTGAAGCAGCTGGCGCAATCCAATCAGTACCCTCACCAATACGTGAGTTTCCTGGAGTTTCTAGTTGATCTGTCTGCCACTCATGATAAATAGCAGTTGCTTTTGCTTTACCAATACTTGAGATAAAAGGAGTTTCATCTCTTGTAATCATAGTAATAAAATTGGCAAGATCTTCTCTTTGTGAGACATCTTTGCCTGTGCCACGTGCTGGTCCTGCTGGACCGCCTGTGCCACGAACGCCAAGGTTGTTAGCCATTTTAAATATACCTCCAAGGTATTTATATGTTTAAGGAGCGTTCGGCAAGAGATCTAAGAAATTGTTTTTGATCATCAGGTGAACCTTGTCCACTTAATGCTCGTCTTCGTGTTGCTTCAAAAGCATCCTCTTTTTGTTTAGATGCTGTCTTTGCTTTACGAAGGGGCGCCTTCTTAGTTGGAGTAGATTTACGTTTAGCTGCACCTTTTGTAACACCTTGCTTAAGGCGTCTATAATCATCAACAAATTTAACAATAATTGGATCAGCAATTGAATCTAATATTTCAGGAGCAATACCCTCTTCAATAGCAAATTCTCTAATAGCTATTGCAACGTTTTCATTAAAGTCTGGTATAAGGGTTGGTATAGATTGATTAAAGTAATCTAATTGTTCTTTCCATTCTTTTTCAGCGGCAGCGTTTTCTTGAGCATCAATTTGAGCTACAAGCTCTTCACGCTGCTTACGTGCATTCCAATAATTTTTTTGTATTTGTTCGCGTTGATCTTTGAGTTCATTAACCTCATAAGTGTCACCGTCTTTTCGAGCGTTATCAATTTTTGATTCAAGCTCATGATATTCGGTAGCTAACGATTGTTCATTAGAATAAAGAACAGCAGCAGATGCTTTTGATAATATACTAAGCTGCTCTGTTTTTTCTTCATATTCTTTTTCTAACTCCTGTCTTGCGTCACCAAGTTCACGACCCTTTTTAGAAAGATGCTGTTCAGTACAACTTTGACAACGACTTTTGCTTCTAAGTCTAAATCTTCTATAGCATATACATCTGATTCATTGGTAGCGGGCTCTTCACCGGCATCTTCTTCTTCAGTATCTTCTACTTCTTCTTTAGCCTCTTCTTCAACGTCTTCACTAACGGCTTCCTCAGATTCATCGGGGTCTTCATAATCTGATTCTTCCGGGTCTAACTCAGGAACTTGCTCCTCGGGTAGAGCTTGTGTAAACGCGGAGTTTGCCACAAGGTCGGCCAGCAAGCCTTCTTCAGTTTGACCATTATTAACCTCTGCTACAGAGTCATCCATTTGGGTAGAGCCTTGTTCTGCGTTGGTATCTGTATTCATTATTTAGTCTCCTTTTTTGGAGTTGCTACTTTTGAATTAGTATTGTATCTATCTAATAGTTCATAAAGTGAATGCAATGTTTGTGCATTAACTTTTGTTTTACCACTACTACGCATAGAATCGTATTCTAATGCATTAATCATGATTTTTATATTATCAACTAATAGCTTTATATCAATTTGTTTCATCTGTGTCCTCTTGTAAATGTGGAATATTTTTCCCATACATTTCAAAACTTATCATTTTCTCTTTAACACTTCCTAATGCCATAGCAGAAGAATAAAGAAACTCTCTAGATTTTGTTTCGTGTGGTTCTGTTTTAAGCCATTCTATAAATAAGTCAACTAAGACTTCTCCATATACTTCATCAAAAAATTCTGATCTTTCTTTAGCAGCGAAGTGCCCTTTTACATGAGCACGTCGCGCTAATTCTTCAGGATGTATTTTATGATTACCATAAGACTTATTGTTACTCAGCTTCTTCTCAGCTGTCTCTCTGTATTTTTCCATTAAATCCTCATTTATTGGTTAGTACTGTTTTGCAATAAAGCTCTTGCCATCTGCAAAATTTGTGCATAATCAGGATGCGGAGATACTTCAGCGCCTTCCTTAACAGATTTAATATTAATATCTGCCCATTCTTGAAAATGTTTATCAATAGCAACTGCTAATTGTTTTGCATTATCATCAAATGTATTTTTACTTTGAGCATTAGTAAACCTAACATTCTTTTCGCTGTATTGCTGCTTTTTCAGCTTGCGCTTGTTGAGATTGTTGCTCCATAGCTTTAGCAGCTTTTTCTTTAAACTCATTTGTAGTATAGTCTTCAAGAAAATCGTTACTATCAATATCCATTGATTCCATTATTTTGGTTGCTAAAACAGCGCCAGCCTCAGGTTTAATAATCATACCTGCGCCTTGTTGCTGTAACGCTGGTAAAATTTCTGCACCTACTTTTGAAAGTTTAGAAATTTTAGTTGCATTAGAATTTTCACCAATATCTAATAAAATTTCTACATCCATTTTTTCTGGTAAAGTATCTATATTAATGCTATTAAATACGCCTTCCATATTATATTTAATATTACCTTTCATAGATTTTTTAATAGCATGATATATGCCTTCTATTAATCTTTTAAATCCAGTTTCTGAAAACCTTCTAGCAATATGTTGTATACGTTTTTGAGCTGCGGATTGTACTGCACTTAGTTTTTGTTCAGAGTTACCCGATACATATAAAGTATCATTTAAACCTTGAGCAGCCTTAGACATACCAGTAGCTTGTTCTTTTATCATTTGAAGATGTTCAAGTAAAGGTACGGTACCCGTTGATATAGCTTCTGGCAGCATTTGAGCTACAGCACCATTAGGATTACCGTTAGTTGGTATAACTTGTTTAGGCTTCATATTTTGTAATGCTGAAAAATCAACAACATTTGGATCAGCAAGTTTAGGTGAATAGTTTGTTAAATACGTATTTTCTACAAAGCCTCTTAATATAGCAGTAGAAGCTAATGTTGAGCTTCTTGTAAAGTCAGCCATCGATAAACCAAAGAATTCATGTGGTACATCAATAGGTACAATATCTGAAAGAGGTATTATTTCAACATCTTCCTCATATAAGATATGTGAGCCTGCAGTTATTATATGTTTTAATTCTGAAACACCGTCGCCATCTCTATCAACATTAACCCAAGATTCAGTAACAGTTACATCTCTATTTGCCTCAAGCGGCATAATTTGGGTTGAGTTAGATCCTTGATAATACTCTTGGCCGGTTATTTGTTTTCTTGCTGCAACATCTTGCGCATAATCCAAAGAACCGATATGACTATAGCTATCTGTTATTTCATCCCAATCTTCAACTTGATCTGCTACATTAGGGTAATACTTTCTAATTTCAGATCTTGTCATAGTATTTTGAATACCAACAAATGCTGCATCAGCTAAGGTTGTTGCATCTCTAGAAATTCTAAAATTTTCAGGTGGTATTAATTCAAGTTTAATTTTAGATTTATTTATTTCTTTTCTAACACGAACATTTACATACACAAGTTCAACATCAGCTTCACCATTTATTGTAGAGCTGATTGTTTTATTTTCAAATTCAAGATCGCCAACTATCTCTAAGCTATCGTCAGATAGTATTTCATCTAATTTAGTTTGTGTAATTTCTTCGTATTCATCAAACACATAATCAAAATCTTCAACATAATCCCAACGGATAACAGCGTTTTTCCATAATAACGCAGATTTTATCCATTGTTCTAATAATTCCCAACCATTGTTTTGTTTAAAAATAGTATAATTAATTAATTGACTAGCTTCTTTAGCTGCGCTATAAGCGCCAGGTGTATCATCCCACGGCAATAATCTAGCTAATCTTTGATTGTTTAAAAACAAATCACAAAGAATTGCAGTATATGCTTCAATTACTTCAGTAGTTGATGTATCTACTATTGTTGAAACACCTTGCGGTGACAGATGACCCATAGGTAAACCAGCATATTCATAAGTAGCTTTAAGTCTTTCTTTAGCAAGCTCTGATGAATTTAACCAATCGCCAGTAGAATTTTGTATACCGCTTTCAATTAAATTTATTAGCTGATCATCAGTAACAGCTTCTTTATAACCATGTGGGGACATTAGTATTTACCCCCGGTATTTGAATAAATAGCTTTAGAATTTTTTAATTCTTTTGATGTATAAGAGCCTGGCCTTGGCAGT